AAACATCACCTATTCCAAGTCGATTACGAGCAGTAGCCATTGCAGTCGCTGCCGGTTGCACTTGTTGTCCGACGTAGCCCATCTGAAGTGCTTCTTGCCCTTGAGGACTTAGTGCAGCACGCCCACGAGCACGTGATTCAACAGCTCCACGTTGAGCTTCACTAGTAGCTGTAGCTAGGCGATTGCTAAACGTAGCTTGACTGAGTGCCCGCATTTGCTTTGCATCCAATCCTTTATTCTCTAAGCCAGCCAATATAGCAGAATTGGCGGCATTTACATTCTCATCTAATGGACTACCTCCTTGAGCACCATAGAACGTAGCTTGTGCTGCATCAAGTGCGCGCTGACGGTCTAGTGGCAACAATTGTCCTTGCTTGTAAACATCTAAATCATTACCAGCAGCCTTCAACACTAACTCTTGTTCAGTGAGTAGCTGGTTTAACTGACGCTGAAAATCTAATTCACGTTTGTTTTCATCACTCGTCAATAGATTTTCAGTGCGATAACTAGCAGAGTATTTACGAGACTTACTGTTAGGTTTACCATTTACGCCAATAAATTCTTGTCCAGCTAATGCAGATGGATCACCTTGATAAGTATACGGAACATCTCCTGGAGCCATCCCATAAGATGGGTTAGGCTGCACTTCTGTGCTATAGATATTATCGTCAAAAATTGAATTGAAGATAGCACCAATACCACTAGCCCCTGCGCCTCCGCCAGCACCAACTTGGCCACGACCAGCTCTACCTGTTCTTCCAGTTCTTTGTGCCATAATTATTTAACCTTTCTTCCAAATACTAAACCAAAAATCACGAATCATTTTGTCGCCAACACAGAACGTCTCCTTGTTGCCAACAAGCCATTCACCATAACGAGTGATAGGCTTAACCATCGTATGATTAACAAGCCAACTAACAACGCGAGACTTACGCATCATGGGAACAAGCCAAGTAGCCATGCGCTTATAGCCAGTAGCAAGCTGAGGATCAGACTGATAATAAATATCACGACAAAGGCGAACACTCTCAGGAAGTTGTCCATTGTAAGCCTCTAAGAAGATGAAGCAACAAACAGAACCAATCGCTTGATTAGTATAATCTGCAATACCACGATGGTCTTTTAGAATATCATTGCGCTGCTGTTGAACACCAAATGCTCCTTGTGTAGTATTACCATACATAGCATTCTGGTCAAAAGCTTGTGAGCCTTTATATTGTTGTAAACTAGCATTATTGCCACTACTAGCTCCACGCCCCGCCGCAATTTGATAAGCGTTAATTCCGCTTTGGCTTCCCTGTTGAATCCCTGGGAATAAAGCTAATGATTGACCAAACATAGCACGCTTCTGATTAAGCTTATCACCAAACATCATAGCATTGCTAGCAGTTGTAGTAGCATCACCAATGTTACTAGGGGTCCCACGTGAAGTGTTTAACCGATTTACACCTCGCTCAACATTAGCCATTTCGCTGCCAGTTAGCTTATTGGGATCTTGGCCAGCTAACAATGCTTGAAATCCTTGACCAGCAGCAGCTCTATTAGAGTAGAATTCAGGGTTAGCTTCACGATCAAGCGCAATAGCTTGACGAGCTAAGTCCAAGCCACCACCTTGAATAGTAGCTAAGTCACGTTGCGTAGCGCGCTGAGCTTGCTGATCAGCAAAACCTTCCCCAATGTTAAAATAGCCTGGCGCATACTGACTATAAAGCTGAGCATCAAGAGCAGCCTGAGGACCAGCTTGAGCACGTGTAGCAGCACTTAATGCAGCAACAGCATTTGGTCCATAATTCGTAACAGCTCTTAAGGTGTCACGAGTTTGAGGACCTACCTTCGGTGGAGTATAGTCAGAACCCATATTTCAATATACGTTTGAGTAATTTCGCGCTATCTTTAACAGTTATACGCCGGCCCTTTCGGTCGTATCCGCTAATGATTGCGCTTGGATATTTGTTGAGAAATGATTGAATAACATCACGACGAGCCTCTTTATTGTCAGCAATTAGCTGTGAAATAAAGAAATGGTTTTTGTTTTCCTGCAATGGTTCCACAATGCCAGCTCCCTGTATAACTCCCGTTCTTGCATCGCGAGAGAAAAACAGTAATCCTGTAACATATTTAATGTAGATGTCGTTACAGTGATGTCTCTGATAGATTGACCAACCATTAAAGACTTTGTCTGACTTGCGTCGCTCAATATATTCACAGAGTTCCCTTAGTATTAGCAAACTGGACGCCTTGCTCTTCTTCGCTAACGATTCCGCGCTCGGCCTCCTGGACAAGAACAAATTTCGTAAGGTCTGACTCCATTGACCACTGTAACCACAAACCGCACTTATCACCTTTTCTTGATAACTCAAAGGGAATTGACTTAACTTGAGTTGTGTCAACATCAGATGGTGTCCCAAACGGGGGCGTTAAAGGTGGTGTTGGTGGAGTTGTTGTAATATCTACGTCAACACTACGAGTAGTGCCAACTTTACGATCAACATACTCTGTAGCATTTACTGTGCCACTTTCTACTACATCCTCAAACACTAACCTTAATCGTTTGGGTGTTGCTTCAACTTCAGGTTCGTCATCTACTGACATCTCCCGAGTGTAAAGAGAGACTGTAGCAGTAGTGCTACTTCCATACGCTTCAAACAACTGGTTAGTTGACGTGCGAAAGAATAGACGATGGATGCCGTTAACTTTAATCTCAGCGAACTGAACGATGTATCCACTAACTTCAGGATATTGGTCAAGGCTAACATACTTACGCCGCATCGTATCATATACTAAGATGCCCGGCCCGAAGATTGTATCTACTCCGAATAGAGCGTAATTATCAAATGTGTAAGCAGCAGTCGTAGTCTGCGTTATGTTCTTGAATAGGTCATGAATCTCATCATGGAATGGAGCATTGCGACCTTCATTCCTCAACTGTAATACAGCATTGAAGGATACCATACCAGCAGCGTCGATGATAGCAGTATCTCCAGAAATGTCCGCAACTGAGAACTGATTCAATGGACCAGTTTCAAACAACGTCTGTTTGCTGAACGTAGGCTCACCATAAATACTGTCAGCATAATTAGGCAATACGATGTAGCTAGTCTGACTGGTTCCAACGTAAAAGCCGGCCCCTTGTTGTGGGTTAATGGGGATGCTAGGCAGAGCAGCAATACAAGTAATAGGATTAAAGTCAACTCGATAGCTCAATCGACTAGCTTCTTCGGCAGAGTTTTGGAGAGGAGGAAGTTTATTGCCGTTAACGTCAATAGCTACAACGAAATCGAGGAAGCGTCCGGTTACGCTACGATAGATTTGTGTTCCATCAGCAGATACAATATACAAAATGCCATCGAAATTAAGCATCTGTTTGCCAATAGGAACATACTCACGTTCATCGCTATTGACATCATTAGTATTCTGCCACTCTGCAAACGTCTTTGCTGGCCGCGAATTTCCGTCTGGGAAGATGAGGCGGGGCCTATTCATTCCATCTTGACAGACTAAACAAGATGGTGTTCCAGCTACATTGGTAAATAGATTCACTTCGCTATCAGCTTGTCCATTTACTGATTGTCTACGTTCATAATTCATCCAGCTAGCTTCAACAGCTTCAGCGTAAATCGTAGCTACGCTAGCGTTCATCTGAAAGTTTGAGAGTAGATAGAACTGGTTATTGTTAAGGCTATAATCGCGGACGTATGCTTTACCATCAATGAACGCAATCAGATATTTACCGTATCCATATAGCCCTTGATATGTCCCGCTCGGCAATTCAGTGGTTAAATTAGTCGGTAACTTAATGGTTCGAATTGTTCCATAACGTGTCCGACCATTCATCAACAGAGCATACTCATTATCTTCCAATTGCGCCGGATCTACATTCCGACGCATACCACCACTAAAATCTCCTTGCGAGAAATAGTTAGTCTGCTGATTGTTACCTGGAGCTGTAAGCATTGGTATATTTAGTGTAAGGTAAATCCCAGAATGTTACGCGAGAGAAATTGATTTTGCGTTTAACAGTTCTTTCGTGGTCACTAAGCGCATCAACAATAACTTGGCGGCACTTAGCATGATACGCTTGCGCAGTCTCGATAGACTTAGCTCGCAATTCCATGAATTTCCAATAGAACGCTTTATCATATCGGTCTGTTCCGAAGTAAGTATCTTGGTTATTCTTGAACGGAAAGAACTTATGTTTGAACAGAACTTCAACGCCAGACTGATTCTGAGGATTAGCAAACGAGTCGGTATCGTAGAGCTGATAGTTTTGATACAACGATTGATACTCACTGTTAGGCAACACAGCCATTTCGTTACCATCAGGGTCTTCTACTATGATATCATATTGCGTAAGCGTAGACTTAACAATTGACTCAACAGATATCCAATTCTGCGCCGACGTTTTCGTGTTATCAGTTGCACTAAATGCTAACGTCTCACTTATTCTACGCGACTTATCAGTCTGTCCAGTGATGGTTATAGTGAAGGCTGCTCCATTGCTTAAGCCAGTAGGAAACCTAAGCGTAAGGACAGACTGATTCTGAATTTCGCGGCTCAGAGCAGACCATCCCCTACTACGCCATTGCAAATACCAAACTTCATGCTCACCCATGTTCTGGTAATTGTAGCGATTCGCTGCACTATCGCGGTCAATAGCTAAGCGAGTATCGCAATAGCGCATCCCTAGAATCTTGTCAATATGCGCAGGAAGAACAACTTGTTGCGACGGAAGATTGATATCGAAAATCTCCTCCTTAATACTCTCGGGTAAATCGCATGCTGCATGTATTTCACGAACAGCATTATTGATATCAATGATTCGCATGTCAGTCTCTGCTTGATTAGCAGGCTGACCTAAGTCTTTTGAGATATCTAATAGAATATCTTGGAGTGGCATAGTAACTAAGTATTAGGCCCAAGCGTAGGCTTTAGGCTGCCAATTGGCATCAGTAGGAGTAAACACAGCTGCTGTAGTCTTATTCCTTAGTTTCTTAGTAGCAGTCTGATTAATAAGAACAGTAATATTAGTTGCATCACTACCTACAGTAATGTTAGGAACAATACTAGCACCAGTATCATAGTAAGAATTGGCAATATCAACCTCATCATTAACCGCCCAACCACCTTCAGTTGATAAGCATTTCAAAACAACACGAACCATTTTAGGAATTGCGCCTAAAGAATGTGGAATAGTATGAACAGCGTTCGAAATATTACCAGTAGGAGATACAGTGCCACTTGCTGAAATAGCTGTAGTTGCATTAATCTGCAACGATGGTGTAACTGGAGCCCAACTAGAACCATCATACTGTAACAGCTGTCGTGTAGTAGCTCCACCTTGAGCTAAAGCACCAAGTGGGATATTACTACCAGCAGCCAACGCAGTAGCAGGCGCTCCCCATGTAGGAGTTCCAGCAGCTACGTAAAGAATAGCTCCATTACTGCCCGCTGTAAGTTGGCTAACAGACAAGCCAGTAATAGCAGACTGAATCAACGCACGTTCAGTAGCATCATCAACCCAAGTAGCTACGCCACTAGAAGTTTTCAGGTAACCATTACTACCATTCGGAACTAAGCCAGCAATGGGCATTTCGCCAGCAGAGAAGATACTAGCAGGAGCAACATATTCAACACTAGTTCCAGCAGCATTAGTGCGAACTAAATAACGTGCCGTGCCCGTAGCTAGTTTGGATACAGCAATTGCTGCCGCAGCGTTAATGCTCGCGTTAGTAATACTCCCTGCCGCAACGCTAGTAGAGGTCCAGTCTCCAGTTGACGCATCATAATAGTATGCAGTCGGGGGCGCAGAAGCGGCAGAGTAAGTGTTTAGCCAAATGTAACGAACGAATCGAGGATTGTTAGTTACGTCTGGAGAACCACCAGTTCCTTGCGCAATGGTTGTATTGAGAGAAGTTCCAGCCTGAAAGATGACGCCACCAATATTACTCAAAGGAGCAATCTGGTTAATCATCTGCATCAGTTGCGCCTGAGTAACAGACGTCAAACTGCTAATATCTAGTCCAGCAATAAAATCAAATTGTGCAGCCATAGTTTAATACGTTTGTTGAGTATCGAAAGTAAGAGGAAATGGGGTTAGAGGGAAATTGGCAGCAAGTGTTGAATCAGTGGTTACAGTTGTCGCAGCTTGACGTGTGCGATCGTATGACGTAGTTGGATTAGTGCAGTAGCTAATACCTAGCGTAACGTCTTCAGTCAGTTCACAAGTATTTTCACCGTCGATATTCCATAGTTCAATAGTGAAACTACTGCCAAGATTCTCACCCGCATAAAGTTCAGGAAATGGAGCAATGTCAACACCGTCTAAATCCCAAAGGCGCCGGCGTTGAACTTCATTATCACTATCAGTCCACCTAACGCATAACATACCAGTAGTATCATCTGGCATTGTTAAGGGCCATTGAAGTGACACGTTATTACTAAGTGTAATAGCCCACTCAGCTACAACGAATGATGCTCCGTAGATTAAAGGAGGAAATTCACTAACTGACCATGAATTATTTACTTCAAGTGTCCCGACTAAGTCACCATTAGTTGCACTTACAGTTGAACCACTAGCATCATTTACGCGAGCGTAACATAACAAATTAGGCGCAACACCGATTAAGCCTTGTGGCTTATTATACGCAGCATAAATTTGCCCTGCCGAACGTGCAACATCCCACATGCGAACTTCTGCTACATAACCAATAAACGAAAAGGCAGTATTGTCGTGATTCAAAATATAACGGTCTAAGCCAGTAGCAAGTACACCAGCAGTATTTTCGGTGTCAGCCAGCAATCCATTCACATACAATCTAATCTTACCTTCTCCGGCGTGATCAAACGTAGTAGCTAAATGCACCCATTCATTCATGGGTAAAATAGCAGTTGGATAAGTTACACTACCACCAATAACTTCAACCATTGCACCATTTGACGTAAAAGAAACGTAAAAAGATAAACTAGAAGCTGTACCATAAAAGCGCACAAGATATGCGTCTGTAGCGCCAGCCTTAGGTAATACTTTAACCCAACACTCAATAGTGATGTTATCGGTTAAACTAATCGTGCCACTAACATTACTCGCAACATCACAATCGTTACCGCCATTACCATAAACAGAAGAACGATTGATAAAACATTGTTCAATATTCGTGTTAGGAATAGTAATCGTCTGCTTCAGCTTATCAATGATAGGCGTCTTGCGCCTTGTCATCCAGTAATCGCGACTCATGATATGTCTTTTGTTAAGGACGAACTTTGCCTAAGATATCGTTGATAGCCTTTAATGCTTCAACAACATTAGTAGCACCCTGTTGTGTTACTCCTTCGGTGCCTGTCGACTGGGTCTTGTCGGTCTGGCTGGTCTTGATTTTCGTGATGTTCTGGCTGGACGAGAACCACGCGGTTGCCTTAACGTCTGTAACGACTGTTCTTTCTGGGCTTTCATCTTTTTGGGTAATTTTAACCGTAGTGCATCCAACAAGTCCCACGCACGCAAACAATGGTAATAGTTTAATCATAATAGTTAAGGTGAGGGCCACAAACGAAACATTCTAATTGGCTCGGTCATAGGTCTAATGATAGTAAGCGTCCCGCCCATAGCCTCTAATCGCTGATTCTCCCATAACCAAGCATTTGTCATGCCATCTTTGTAGCTTACAATCCATCCGTGGTTAGTACTGAGGTTAGTCCAAGTGATAACAAGATTAGATTCGTTAACGCTAAAGCTTGAAGGTCGCGGCGAATTAACGCCGAAAACGGCGGCGCTAACTCCCAACAAGACTAGTAGCGTTAACGGAAATTTCATGTTGCTTTAGGACGTAAGAATCTTTTCTAATTTCGCCTGTTCTCTTGGTGTCATCCCCTCGAACTTGAAATCACCTTCCATAATTTTCCTCAGATAACGTCCAAGTTGGGTAATGGCCGTAGAACGATTATTATAGTGGTGATTACTAATTCGTCCTTGAGAATGGGAATACCAACGATTATCTTGCTCCTTCCCTTTCACACCAAACGTAAGAGACTTAGTTTGTTTTTTCATATAAAGTTAATTACCCCAGCCGACAGGGATGCTGTCGGACCAGTAGTGTTCCAAACTCCGACCCGATACACTTCTCCAACATTGTAAGGAGGAATCCTTTCATTGTTACTTTGTTGACTGGGGTAAATTATTTGTGTGGATGCATCGCTAAATAAAGCGTTACGCCCGGAGACAAACGCATCCTAGGTGAGACAAGTCTAGCGACAGCTTTAGGTCCACTAGAAGTTGGAATTTGAATATTCTCTCCGAGCATAATATCTTCACTTGGAACAAAAGTGCCCTGCCCGCAATCATCAACCAGCCTAGCTCGCACATAGCGTTTTTGTAGCGCGCCATTAAAAGCTGCCACAATTAACTGGTCAATATTATAACAACTCCAATAAGCTCTTTCAGTCCAAGGTCCAGTAGGTTCATCTGCATCTTCAAAAAGCAACGCCTTAAATGAGCGTTGCCAAGCCCAAGCATAAAACAAACCATTTGTGTTATCGTAATACTTATCAACAATATTTGTGGTAATAATAACACTTTGTTCATCTGCTGCAGCAAATGTGGATAAAGGCGCGACATAAGCTTCAGAAGGGGTAAAACTAAAATTTGCAGGCGTTGGTGGCATCGGAACAGCATTTCCAATCTTCCACTTACTAACTCGCCAAGTAGGAGGTTCACCAGTTCCAATATAACGCTGACCAAGGATAACAGTAGCCTTGCCCCCAATAGGCATCCAACGAGCTTGTTGCCAAACACCATAACGAAATTCTTCAAGCAAGAACCACTCACCAAACTTGCGTTCAGCTGTCAACGAGAACACGCCTTTGCTCAACGTGGTCTTGTAAGCTGGAATTCCAGACGGAACAAGACTTGCACTTGGCGGATAAATCGATACTGGAATATCACGCAACTCAGCAATTCGACTTGCCGACGCACCAGTTACGTCAATAATTCTGTAAAGAGTGGCGTTAACAACAGGCTGCACAATACTAGACTGAATCTGTGCACTATTAATTGCAGTGCCCCCGCCAGTGGTGACAGTAGCTAAACCAACATTACGGATTTTCTTTCCACTTGTATCAATCTGCTCACCAACATAATCTCTCGTTGTATCCAGCAAATATGAACAGCGCGCTTGGATAAAAGTTCCATTCGTAACATACTGAACGCGAAATGGCGTAACGACAAATTGAGACTTACTCGGAACAACATATCCGAGTAAAATGCCAGCAATTAGTAGGATGGTGTTTTTCATAATGTGCTTAGCTTCCTTTGATTTTGTTGATTACACGAATCAACTCTTTGTTACTGTCCGTGTTTTCTTTTACTACATCACGAGTTTTCTGCCTCTCGTCAATATGTTCTTTGTGCAGATCTCGCAAAACCTCATCTCGCCTAGCCAAATGGCTAAGGAAGAAGTAAACAATAAGGCCCAAGATTCCAAGATTTGGAACTTGCTCGGCTATTTTAACAACTAAGTTTTCCATAGTTTCCCCTAAAACTTATCCATTATGGTCGCAAAGGTGATTCAAGATAGAGACTACTCATACGAATCGCATGAATACGATTAGTCCTGTTGGCTATAGCAAATCCAGCTCGAAGTGCATTAGTAGGAAGCACTGAACTAACATAAAAGTTTGTGCTTTGTTGTGTAGTAAGATTATCAAGACGAACTGCAAAGATACCTGCTTGTGGCCCACAATAAATTTGTCCACGATAAATATTACTCGCTAACAGTGGTAATGGTGTAACAGTGCGCGTTTCATTTGCACCACTATTATCTTTTGTGATGAAATGCCAGTTCGTCGCGCCAGAACCTAATTGACTATGAACAGCAAATCCAGCATAGCGAGTGCTAGCTAAATTAGTAGTCGTAGCCATATTAGTCTGACTAGCCGCAGCTACATCACTAAGTCCAACAAAAACGCCTAGACCGCCACCACCAAATTCAATAACACCATTTGTGATTCCCCATTCAGCTGAAAAGAAGAATCCATTCGCACCAGTCTTGGTTCCACGATAAGCCACAGCTAATTCAGTGAAGCAAGATGCACTATTATTACTTGTTGCTCCCGAAGCAAACTGGGCCATAAGAGGCCATTCTTCAGTAATCGCAGGAGTGGAAACAGTACAGCCACCATTTGTCACTGGATAACTACCCGTAAAACTAAGGTTTGCACTTGATCCAGGCCTAAACCAAATTTGTCTAGTTGACCACATAGCAGAGCCAAAAGCATAACGATTGCTCAAACTATCAATCCACATCGGATTTAGGCGTCCAAAATCTTCAGCATCAATTTCAACAGTATTAGTTATCGGCAATGTCGAAACAAGGTTAGACAGAATTAAATGGCCATGTTCATCAAAACCACTCAACATAGTTCCGTTAGTGCCACGAACTGCAAGCATCGGAGCTGTTTGTCCAATTGTCTGGCGAACAGTTAAATTAGTTGTGCTAGAACTAGAGCCATACACAATAATGTTCGTCAGTTCAACTGGAACACTTCCAGCACCTCCAGAGCCAGTAATGGTGAAAGTGCCCTGATTATTGCTCGTAACTGTTACTGTTCCAGCTCCCAAAATATTCGTCACAACATTAGGATTACCGGATAGATTCGTAAGCGAGGCACTACCAAACTGTTTTGGATTAATGATTGTCAACAATCCATTTGATGTAGTCGTATCGTTAGCTACGAACGTAGTTCGCAGATTATTAGACGATGTAATAATCTCCGCAATGACTGCATTACTAACTGCGGCATTTCGAGTAGTTTCAGTGCTGTAGAGATTATTCGAGGCTGTCATCGTAAAGCTAACTGCACCGTTACTTACAGCTGCATTTCGAGTTGATTCTGTAGCGTAAAGATTATTCGATGAAGTGATAACTTCAGTAATAACTCCATTACTGACAATAGTGCCGATATTACGAGCAGCGTTTGTGGCAGTATCGCCAAGAACATTTGTAGTATAGAGAGACCAGTTCGTTAGGTTCAAAGAACCATACTGTCTAGCATTAGTTCCACCAGCATCTCCAGAACCTCCCCCAACTACAGTTCCGGCAATGGTAATAGTTCCATTCCCATTCGTGTAAATGACGATATTCGTTCCCATCAAAATGTTAGTAAAGAAAAACGAGCGGGGCGCTTGAATACGTGCATTAGTTGTATTGTAAGTAACGCCAGCAAAACCCTGTGCATTACTCACCTTCACCGGAATTAGAGACACCAAGCACAGGATTACCAGTTTCAGCATCGTTTTGCAAGATAAGGTCATACCACAAATCGTCAGAGATATTCTTTAGCTGTAGCTTACCATTCTTCGTTCGAACATAAGTATCGCTTAGTCCAATTACTAGACGCCCTTCCGCATCGTAAAGCATAAATCATAGCGCCCGCAAATTCACTCGCCATTGAATAGTGTTCGCTACTGAAGCCCTTGCAGCAAGCGACTCACCGACACATACAATGCGCTCTACATCTTGCTGTTCAGTATAGCCTGCATCAAGCACTGAACGTTTAACGCGGACCATTACGTTACCATCAGGCTGAAAGACTTCGAGGACAACATCGTCAGTTGTTGAATTGTTATTGAACTCTAGCAAAGTGCACAGCACAGGAGCAGTTCCCATGTTGGTGAATAGAACACCTATCTGGTCAGTAACATAGCCACCTAGTGGCTGATTACCTATAAGTGCACTACTCATTTCTTTTGGCCAAAGTAGTAAGCGACGGCTCCAATGACCAACGTATACAACGGTTCACTGATAGTTGTATAGGTTCCGACTTTGGCAAAATCTCTGTTTTTAACCGCCTCCACGAGGACTGCAATAACAACTGCTGCATGACAAAAACAAACAGTGAGAACCAGAAGGATAGCGAGCCAAGCCCTAACAGAGATTCCATAGAATGAAGAATCAGGGTTTTGGGTTGTTTGAATTTGTGTAGTAGTCTGCGCGTTAGTAACTGGAGCGTCCATAAAAATTAAGGAGAAGCAATAAACCAATCAACTCGATTACCATCTGTGTTACTCGTTGAACGAATCTGAAAGCTAGTTCCAGCAGTTCTATTAGTAACACAAACGGCAGCAACTGCATTTGCCGTAGCTACTGGTTGTAGGAAAATGTAACTATTAGTGAACACTTGTGTCGTATTGACAGTAGCTAGGCCAGAACTAAGTGTAACACTACCAGCTCTGGAGCTTGGGCCATAGGCAGCCGAATTGATAACAGGAGCAGAACCAGCTAAGATAGTGTTATCTCGCACATTCATACTATAAGCACGATCAGTAACAACAATCGTTCCATCTGTATAGGCTGTCGAAGCAGAACTATTAACGATGATATTTCCACTAATAGTTGTATTCGTGCTATTAGTAATAGCAAAACCACCACCATCGGCTAGCGTAGAAGTGCCAAAAGAGATAACTCGATTATTGGGGCCGTTTGTTCCAACGTCTACAAAAATATTGTTTCGAATACTTCCATCGCTGAAACCACCAAGAATGGCATAGCCACCGATGACATTGAAAATATTATTATCAATGGCAATCCGTTTGTATTGATTATCGTATCCAACGGCTTTCACGATTGGATAAATAGCGTGATTTCCAATGTCGGTAAAAAGATTGTTATGAATATTCCAATCCTCATAGAAAGCAGTATTATCCGCTTTGAACAACATCGCATACTCAGCTCCGCTAATTGAATTATTAGCAAAAACAATATTCTTCCCTCCATACCATGTGGTAGCCTTTTGTGGAGCAGCATTAGCTGTCCGATTCGTAGCATACATCTTCACGACATTATTAGCTACAACCCAGTTCTGGACATTCGTAGCTCCTTGAGCTAAAAACTCCTCAATGGCTCCCTCACTAATATTCCCTGTAATTCGATAATGTTTCCAAACTTGGTCAGGAAGCGCATCGGTATGAGTAAAAGTCTCGATATCGCGTAGATTATAACGAAAATAATTATCAGTTATATCCACAAAATTTCCACACACAACTACAGCTGTTCCATCATTAGGCTGAATACCAGAGTAGTTAGTAAAGCCAACATACTCGAACAAATTATTTCTTACTGCAAATCTTTCATAGCCCCATCCAGCGTCTGGATGACGATATGTAACAAAAGCTTGGTTAATCCACTTACGATGAATCGTATTCTCAAGTCTAACATCAGAGCTATCACCCTCAATCCAAATAGAACCTGATTGTCCGCCAAGTTGATTATTGGTTAAAACGCCCGAAAATTCGAGGTTACGAATAACAACATTTGAACAGAAGCCCATTGCAATAAGACTTCCAAGACCACCAGCCTGAATGATAGCACCTCCCTCGCCTTCAATAACAACATTCGTAAGACTATACAATTTCAGCGGCGCGTTGGTTCCATAACCAATCGTCCCAACAGTATTCAAGCCGCGGATACGGAGGGTAGTATTATTAACTACTGCACGGAAAGCATTGGAAATGCCGGCATATGCATTGATAGTTCCATATTGCGCCGTAGTGTCATTTCCATTGATGGGGTCACAATATATAATATTGTTTTGCTGAAAATTAGTTCCCTTAAAATTACTAGGCGCAGTTAGCACGCCAGAACTATTAACACCAACAGTTCGAGTTTGGGAATAACCCAAAAGTGGGAGTAAAAGACAAAAACTAGCAAGTAATTTTTTCATCATAAGTAACCAGCAGTTAATTGAAGCACATAATTTCCAGGAGTATCTTCGACAATGATTGGATAATAAACATTACCTAGCATATCCTTGAAATAAAACTTGGTGCCGACAATCTCAAAATTCGAACCAACCTTATATGTCGTAGTAGATTTAATTGCAGTATTAGCTACCGCTGGATCTTCGATAACTGGTGTAGCCGAGCCATCTGAGTTTACAGCAATATAGCTAGAATTAATACCACCACTACCATCTATATGAAAACGTAGGTAAGCATCAATACAAAAAACATAGTTACCGGCAAACACTGGTGGTGGAGCAGATGATGGCAAGCCACCAGCTGCTGCCGCTATTTCAATTTGATAATCGCCTGCAACGTCTACAATATCAATTAAATAATTATCTCCAAAATCATCTTTTAAATAAAACCGCGTAATATCTCCGTCAAAATTAAATTCAAAGTTATCACCTTGAACAACAGAAATCTCACCGCCACTACCGCCTCCACTACTACCACCAGTCTGAGAACCAATCCCATAACGATTGGAATAGATGCCCCGAAATTGGATAGCAGTTCTATTCCAAGCTTTAAGAATAGGTGGTCTCATGTCAGTTAACTCTGAGCTTCTTTAGGCAACGCTTGGAAAGCTACCACGTTACAAGTAGAGCCAGTAGTAGGAGCAATGTAAACATCCCCAACAAAACGACTGAGATCCACAAATCCGCCTGTGCCGTCATTGGCAACTGTGCAGCCTTTGAGAACTCCATGAAAACTGCCAGCACTAGGAGCACCACCAATGCGCCAAAAAACAGATACAGTTCCAACATTTTCAAGAGTTCGAATACCGACTAAACGTTTAGAAGGAAGGATAAGGCCGGCCGCTGCGAAGATAATTGGATCTTGCACCAATAATTCTTGCCCCATCACTAACGATTGAAGCAACTGATAAGGCGTCCGCAATTCAATTCCAGGGAAAATCATATGAGGTAAGATATGGGAAAATTAAAAAGTGGCTGTTTTTTAATGAGAACAGCCAAAACTCATCACCACCACACCACAGCAACGCATCGACTCGTTGCTGAATTCTCTGGAAGATTAGAGCGACGGATTATAGGTGATAGTAATCGTGCTACCGACACCAATGTTATTGTTGGTAAACCCGAGACCATAGATAACGGGAATACCACCAGACGGCAACGTCAGCGTAGCAGTAGAGTTAGAACCAACAGTTCCAAACGCCACAACACGCCAAGCATTACTGGTCGCACCAACGTAATTGGTATACACCCAGAGTGCATTACTAACCGTAATCCAATTAGTAGTGCCGTCAGCATTAGTATAAACACCACCAAAATTCGTCTGAATCTTGAGGATGTTCGTCGTATACTGACCAACTGCCATGTAACCACTATTCGTTTGCATGATATTGCCCCAGCCATTAGCAGCATTAAAGCCAGGGAAATCATTAAACGCGTAGGTGAGATTAGTAACACCACCAGCAGCGCCAGTGTTGATGCTAATCGCAGTAATGCGGGCAGCGCCACTAATCAAGTTAGTAGCGTTCCACGCCGTAGTCCCAGAAGGGATAGTGTAGACAATAGTAGCAGCTTGACTAACCATAAAGCTAGCCAAAACAGCACTAAGTCCAACCGCGCACAATTTAAGAAACGTTTTATTCATAGTCTATATTGTCCTTTCTCGTTATTAGTTAATGATTACTGAGTGGCAATACGACTACGACGATACAGAATCGGAATAATATTCCGACGCTGATTGGGAAGAATACCGAGAGCAACATCAGCGATAAGCTGCAAGTATTCACCACGCTTGTTAGTATCAAGCACAACCTTGTTATTCTGATCCAATGAAGGAACAAGAACATTACGAGTCATGTTAACACGACCATTCCAGTCCATACCCTGGAACTGCTTCATCGTCATACCACTTCCACCGTCAGAGAAATACTTAGGTGGAGCACCAATGGTAACAGCTTTGTAAGCATCCATACCAACGAGGAATGCTACACCAATAGGAGCAGCAACGTAAGCAGGATTCATCACGCGGTCACCAAAGTTGTATTCGTTGTTATTCTCTTGCGTAGTTTCAGGAGCAGGAATAGTCCCGTCCGCAGCAATACGCATTTCGAATCGCTCAAACTTACAAGTGAAGCGACCAAACAACGAACCAGTAAATCCAGACGTAACAACATCGAGATTCAAGGCACGATTGTTAAGCAGATAACTGCCAGTATCAGTGAAGCTATCCCAAACTTCAGTACCGATATACAAGCAATACTTCTGGTTAAGGCCAGAACCATCACTACCATCAGGGAGAACTTTCCCGCTGAAAGGAGTGATAGCTTCATCGTTGTAAGCAACCGTCGCCAACTTCTTGATAGTCTCAAGAGTAAGCGCACCAGTCGTCTGAGCAATCAACGCCTGCAACATCGCCTGAGTCTTGCTCAGAGCAATAGTAGGAGAGCGCCAATAATCAACACCAGTGAGTTCCGTTCCAGTAGGCTTACCACAAACCCACAGCTTAGGGGATCCATGGAAAATCGCGGTCCTGTAGAATAGATCCTTAAAGACCATCACCTTCTCATTGATGTCGTCAGACGTAGCATCAATGTGGTCAGTGAGGAAGTCTTGGAAGGAAGGGAGGAACTGGAAAACATTCGACTCAAAATCCTGCCGATAAAGCTGGACCTGTTCCGAAGTTTCACGAGGTTCAATTACATCTTTCTTAGGGAGAGAAGTAATTGCGTTGGGAAGAGCCTGTCCACGAAGAATCGGAGAACGAACCTTGTTAACACCCTTCATGATGTTACCCATGTTCGGACTCCAAGGCTGAGGTTTCAGCAATTTGGTCCAAGTGTCCCAAACCTGAATATACTCAACCTGACGTTTCGCGAGATAAATCGGAAGTTGATTGTAGAGAGACTTGTCAACTTCCGTCCAAAGGTTTGCAGCCCTAGGTAAGTCGATTACATTTGGCATAACTAATAGAGACTAACTGTAAAGGTTATTGTGTTTATGACAACAAACACACGTCTGTCGTCTGCAATGCCCTTTGCAATAGAAGCTATGGTATGCCCTTACCTTAGAAGCAATCTTTAACGCTAACGAATTCATATAAGCAATTTCCATGCCAACGCTTTACCGTCCTGGCCATTGTGCTGGATTAAACGGTAAATCATCTGGATCAACAGAACGTTGTCCACCAGAACTATTGATACTGCTAATAGTAGGTCCAGCTTGCGCTTGCGTATTGGAAACTTTATTCACCTGCTGTTGAGTCTGTTGACCAGCACCACCTAACTTCAGTTCCAAGAAGCTAGCGTAGAGTTTCAACATGAATGGAGTAAGAGGATTATGAGACTGCTGCAACACTTTCAATTCTTGCTCAGCAGCTTGAACATACTTCTGAACGTCCGCATTTTTAGACTTAATACCTTGGACATACTGTGGAAAGTAACGCTTCTCAAGTTCACCAAGAACACCACGAACTTGCGTACTGCGCTGTTGATGTTCGTTAATGAACTGCTGCTGATAACCTTCTTCCTGACGAACCAAATCGCGGGCGATTGCGATACGTTCTTCAATAAGAGCCTCAGCTTTAGCAGACGCCTTCTGTTTCGCAGGAAGTTTAATAACGCGACCATCAGCATCTTGCGACAAATCTTCCCATTCATCACCTTCACGAACTCGAACGAGTTGCTCTTGATAGTGACGCAAGATACCTTTGTATTGACCCAAATGCTGCTGAGACTGCTGAAACTCCTCAGCTAGAACAAAACTATTTGGATGCTCGTACCAAGCATTGTTTGTAGCTTCTTTACCTTTACTGTTGGCAGCTAAAGCCTTAGCGTCTTCAACAGCTTTAGCATTACGCTTCATCTCAGCAAGCACCCACTCTTGAGCTTGCTTAGACATCTGCTTAGCTAATGGAGCAGGGATTTCAACAGCAGACGTTGTAATAACTTCCTCAGAAGTAGGAGGAGTAACTTCCTCGACAGTCTCCTCACTAGCGGTTGGAGGAAGAACAGGCTTCTCAACAGGCTTTTCAGTTGGCTTAGTAGGGGCCGGCGTCTTCGCTTTATCTGCTGACTTAGCTTGTTCCGTTTGCTTCGTCGTCAAACGATCGAACTGCTTTAATACATCGGAGACTTTAGTGTCATCACCAATCTCAACATTAGGAGGAGTAACATTACCAACTTCCTCTAATTGTTGATGGGGACGAGGGGCTGGAGTCTCAGGGGCGGGCGTATTGCTTGGAGCTTCAGTATTAGTTGGCAAAGGTTGAAACTCAACACTACGTTGTTCACCAGCACCAGTAGGACCGCTAGCAATCATTTCTTCGGCAGATTTAGGCATAGTAGTATAAGATTAAGAGTTAACGACAACTTCGACAGGACCAGGACCTTTTTCAACGAGATTAACAGCACGACTAATGGCAGCAAGAGCTGCGACACTACTACGTAACTGTTGATCATTTATTTCGCCAGTCATAACACCATTACAGCAACCACGCAAGATTTGCTGAAACTCATCAGTAAGAGCATTGCGAAACATGTTGGTAATTGGATTAGTATTCCATTGCTGCCACGCTGCTTGCAACTTCTCTTGCGCTGAGGCTTTATCAGCATCAACTGTGTCGCTCTTGATTTTATTACTGTAGATGTCTTCTAGGATGTTGGTGGGATTCATAGATTATTTGCGGGACTCATTTGTTGACTCATCATATTATTTTGTATCATCTTCTGCTGACCAGACGCACCAGGATTAGCTGAAGCATGTCCAGCTTGTTGCGTCTGACTAGCAGCTTGCTGCTGCATAATAATTTGCTTCATCTGCGCCAACTGCGGAGCAAACTGGGCAAACTCGGGTTTAATCTGTCCTCGTTCATCGGTAACAGCTTGTTCAAGCATACCAGCAAGAGCCATAATCATAGCATCTTTATTGAACATTAAACTACTTTCGAGGACAGTAATGTAGCGCGCAGAATCTTCTGGTAAGATTTCGCGCAACAAATCTTTAATTAGTTCAATCGCCAACTCAGGAATATGGCCAACAACTGGCAACAGCATCATTCGCTTCTGGATACGTTCAGCTCGTTTAATAACATCAGTATCTCCAGAAGGCAGAACTTCAAACTGACGTGACAATGTTTCCATATCATTCTGCAAGATCTCCACTCCCATAGCATCAGGCACAGGCTTTTGAAGCAACTTAACCTGACCTTGTAGTGATAAGTTCTGGATAATATACCATTGAAGCGATAGAACATCACCTACGAAGCCACTGTATAGAACTAGTTGAACACTACCTAACTTATTAGTTTCTTCTTTCGCCGTCTCGATCTCCTCAGCAGTTTTGCGACTATCATCTCGATTAACAACGGCGGCCGCTAAATTACCAGACTCCTGTTGTTTGCGGACATCTAAGAACTGGAGTCCTCGTAAAAGACTAGGGTCAGGATAAGGAGGATTCCAAAAAGATATAGGTTCGCTATAAACACAACCATGTTCCAAATCCATGTCCATCTTCTTGGGCATCGAACCTGTTCCTGTTCCTTTTGCCCAACTAGCGAAGATGTTTGACGCTCTAACGGAACCATTGATAAACAGTGACGCAAGAGCAGTAGAGGCTTCTTGATAAGGTAAATCATAGAACGCATGACCTTTCTGTTCAGCGATAGCTTTTTCTTCCGTCTGACTATACCGTAAAATGCTGACGAAATAAATACTTTCGTATTCATCAACCCACTTTTCTACAGTCTGAGGGACTTCAATAGCTGTTGGCAAACCAGTGGTAGGGTCTACAATAGTCTGCTGAGTAGGGACAATCTCTTGGGTAAGTTTACGTCTACCAACGAAAAGCGGGGCCGGCTTTTTCAGCCAATCTGTTCCCTTATTTGGTTCAATCCACCCTACATAAACAACTCGATTAACCTTAAATTGAATCTTGTAGACGCAGATATTCTTGGGAACATTCATCCCCTGCTTCTTAGCTTCTTCAACTAATGTATTAACTTGGGCAGCATCGAAGCCGAAGTCCGCAACCATGTTCATTAACGTCATCGGAGACATGTGATAACGACGCAAAATGAAGGCACAAGCTTGAATGTCTAAACTATCAAGCGGAAACAATAGATCATCGTGTCCGATGTGCTCAAGGGAAACTTGGAGGGGTTTCTTCTCATCGTAGACAACTTCCACGCTATCCCATCCATGAAGCTGAGCACCATCAGTTACGGAGAAGTAACTATCAATCCAACCTTTGTAGCGTAATCCTTCAGTTACCTCGTTTTCCAATCGCTCGATGTCTTCGATAGGAGTTTCCTTATTCTTGAAAATCGCGGCCCTGCGAGCACCAGTTAGATAGTTCATAAAGAGTGGCTGCTCTTTACGAATATTCTCGTCAATCACGCGAATTCCTAACAGCGTCTCATCCATCTTAAGACGACCTTGTTGACGCAATGCTTCAAGAGATACTTCAATCTTCCTCTGCCGACGACGACGATCAGTATCATCTTGCTCTTGTTTCCATGAAGCAATTAAAGCGCGGGCTTTCTCTGTCATGTAGGAATAAGTAAATTCCATCGGCTGCCCAGCTTCAGTTTGAGCTTGCTCTTGAGCATTAAATGGAGTGCGTTCGCCTAACGAAAAATCAGTCATAGATAGATCTTAATAAGTTTGCTGGATTACTAAAGCCAAATTTATTTACTTTCTTTTGCTTATTTAACTCTGCTTGTATTTCACTACGAAAACTCTCAATAGCTGGAGCGAAATCATACGTCCGCTCTTTTGGACCATTGGATATATTAGCGAGTATCTCTTGTGATGGGATATTCTGCGGAACAGTGCGTGCAATACTACGTTTACCATCCTGAAAATCTGTAATCGTTAAGCCTGTAAACGCAAGAACGACGGCGTCTGCACGATTAGGTGATGGGTGGCCTTGAGACTTCTCCTCTTCTTTGGAGAGAAGTTTACGCTTACCTTGAACTTCACTGGTGTCATAATGACGATTGGCAAGTTCCTTGTGTAATTTTTCATCGTCTGGGGGTAAAACAACGATACATTCTTCTACTAACCTAGCGAAGCGGGCCCACAATTCAATGCCTCGATTTAAGTAAGATGTCTTGTTGTAGGCTGAAGATTGATTCCTTACACGAACAATATCCCAACCTCGTCGAGCTAAACCGTCAATAATTGGCTGCCCTAAGCCATTATCGTCACCAAAGATGTTCTCTGGTTTAAGGCCAAACTTGGAAAACACGCCAGGTTCATTACCAATACCAGCTAATAGATCTACTGAAAACTCGGTGTCTCTACTACGCCAAACTTCACGTCCAACAAATACATTATTGTCGAAAACATACAATGCACACTCATCGCCCCCGCCTGCCAAGTCAAGCCCTGCTCTAAGCGGTAAACCAACGTCTACTTTAAGTTTAGCAGTTTTAAGACACTTAATGAGGGCTGTCTCGGTGATAACGACAGCGCCAGATGAGTTAATGAACTCGGTTAAGTGTGTAGCACGGAAGAAATCCGACTGCTCACCATACTCTAACTTGTCTGCTTCTATTGCACTAGTAGGTTTATGGGGGCAGTCATATGACGTAATCTTACGCTTATAGTAAGTGTTAGGCTGCCACCCTGAGCCCCAATCGCGGGCACTTGAAAATGCTCTATAGAAGTGTTGTGATGCTTCACCAGCGGATGATACTTCTACCCAAATATTGTAAGTACATTTACCTAAGTGGGTGTAGATTTCATCTGGAACTGACTTACCTTCGTTAATGATAATGATTACGCCTTCACCTGGTAAAGCGTCAGGCCAAGGATGATGACCTTCAGCGCGGCCACCTTCGTCAGTTACGAACGTGATGATTTCACCACCAGTTAGAGCATATTTACTACCATCTTGCTTCTCGAATATCTTTGACTTAAATGTCGCGACTTTGATGTCGATTGCGTCTTCATCTAAAATACCATTTTGGCGGAGGTATGTGTTAACTTCTTGACAGAGGTTCTTAATATACGTCCGCGTTTGCGTGTCTAACTGAAGTCCAGACGATGAAGTTACTACTATCTTGTAACGCTGCCAACAACACAAAACGAAGGTCACGAAGCCAGCGATAACGAAAGCGTCTTTACCAGACCCATTTGCTGCACCTAGAAGGAACTTAAGTTTCTCAGCAATAGTAAATCGGGGGCGCTTTCCTTGCCTTAGGGAGTCTGCGTCAGACAAGAACTCCAGTGTTTCACGTTGCCAAGGATGAAGATGCTTTTGGCCAGATCGTAAGGATGGGTCAAAGAACTCCACAAAATCAGCTGCCGAGGTAAATGGCAAAGGCTGATAGTTTATCGTTTGAGCATTATTCTGCTCAATCGAAGCTGTTAGTGGAGATGGAAGGAGGGGCATACTATTCTCTTATTCCACACCAATCAAATCTATTTCGAGTGGTCCATTTGAATCCAGCTGGAAGCTTTTCTGGTTCATTTGTTTCAATTAAAAGACAACGAGTAATCTTGAGAGCTTTAGTAGCACCTTTAAGAACTTGCCATTCTGCTCCATCTACGTCAATTTTCATTAAGTCGATACACCTAATATCATTGCGTTCAACAAGATAGTCAAGACGCTGCAAATGAACATCGTCTTCTTCGCCTCTATAATAACCACTCTCAGTAGAAGCTGTCCATCCAATGTTACTTTTAGTAAGTGTGGTCCAATCTTGATCAGTGTCACCTAATGCAACAACTTGATGACTAAATTCCCTATTATATCCTGCTAGTTCACGCCAAGCATCAAATGTGTAAATAATAGCGCCTGGGTTAAATTGTCCAGCGTAACGAGCAAATTGGCCTATGTTCGAGCCAATATCGAGAATAACTGGAGCTGGAGTCTCTCTTAGTAATTTAATCCAAGGTCCGTCTAACTCTCTAACTACATACATTGCGAAAGCGTTAACGAGAGCTTGGATATTAAACACTGGATCACTACTTGGTGTCGTTAAACTAGGTCCACAATAGCGTCTCGTAACGGTGAATAGTAAACGTGTCAAAGTAAGACGAAGAACAAACCAAGGATTCCAAAAGAGTGAAACAGGATAATTTTTAATTACGAGCCAAAGATATTTAAGTTTCCAAAGCATATGTCGATGTGGTGTAAGGTGTAGTGGTTTAGTTAGCGTCCGCAATTTTAGGCTGTTCGGGCAAGACATCAATAACAGTTACGTTCGGGGCCGGGGTCCCTTGAGTAGCAAATGTCTGACGAATGAGGGCATTGAATTTAGCTAGTCGTTCTTCTTGGCTAGAACGTGTAGCAATTTCGCGCTCTTTTAGCTCAACTTGCCGAACACCAGTATGATTGCGGCCCTTTGCCTCATCTAATAGCCAACGAATAGCTCGTTCACGAACTGACGATTCTGGGGCTGTTTCAGCGAGCATCATATACATTTTCTTCAGACGCTGATACTCTGCTTCTTCTGGCGTTACAACAATAGCTGTATTAGCGGGGTCCCTCTTAGCTAATGCTCCAGCCTGCCTCAAATGCGCGACGTAGAGATCACTATTAGTCCGCAATATTTCTTCTACCCCTTCAGCGCCCTCTTCAATATCTAATTGCTCTGCGATAGCATGAGGGTTTAAGCCGAGCACTTCATAAGAAGTGACAACTTGCGTAATTAGATGCTGTCCGTAAGGGGTGTCCAGTGGCATATTTAGACGATGCAGAAGTTCGCCTTCCACATGAAGCTATTCCGACACTCCTCTTGGGCTTCGGCCGAAAACGCGGACAAGTAGGTTAGAACGGTGTGTCGAACGGCGGTGTTGTCATTATTCATAGTAATTAGTAGTTGCTGTTAACGTTAACTGCTGTCACGATTATTACTTAGCAACTCCCGTGCCAACTTTTACGCCATCCTCTCCCTCTAGTTCACTCAATTATCCCTTAAATTTAGGTGGATTGATTTTTGGATTTTGGAAATTTTGCCAGAAAAGTTGGGTCCATGAGAGCATCGCAAATTCGGGCCTCCCCTCTGGGGGTTATTAGCTAGTCTACTTCGGATTATTAGCTGAACTACTTAGGTAGCAGTATTTAGAATTGTTCTAAGTCTAAATATAACATGATGGCGATGGAGGGTGAGCGAGTGCCGGGGGCGTCATGGCGTCGGCGGCGGGGACCATATTAGGGTATGCAGTAGCATTACTACTTATTGCTATAAGTTAAAATGACATGGCAATATCTAATTTTAATTATTAGATAATTTTATGTAATAATAATTATTAGATAAAATAAGAATAAGATATACTAATAAATAAAATAAGATAATATGATCCGAGTCGCGGACGCAACGACCCGGCCGGCGCAGGGTGAGGGAGGGGCAAGGGGCATGTTATCATCGGGCGAGAGAAGTTAGCCTAGGCTAACTTTATTGGGCATGAGGAATAAAGGGCGCGCGATTTTGACGCATTATGCGTGAAATGCAAACTGTTGATAGAGAGGGAGTTACGTATGGGAAATGCGTAAGTTCTTGATTATCAATGAGTTAAATTCACGCCTTATTGATAGCATAAGGGAAACTGATATTGGCGCAAGACGTTGTAGCTGAACGAGTTACGCATGGCATGACTATGGCATCCGTTGTGCTATCTAGTGGGCAGCTCTTTGAGAACCTAGCTTTGCCCCCGGCATAGTGGCACGCCTGTTGTAATGGCCTACTACCTTACCCGGAGGGAACAGCGCCAATGGTCTGTTAGCTGAAAACACGATTTCCAGCGTGCCGGTGAATTCTGCCCTAATGTTGAGGCAGACCGGATACGGTGGATTAACCAACAAGTAAGCTAACCACAGTCACAGCATGAATCCCACCATTGACGCCAAAGCGCAAACCAACAACACCAACACCAAGTCCGCGCCGGATTTCGGCAACGGGCGTTATTCGCCTGTCATGGCGGAAATGTTCAAAGACATCCAACGTGTCTTTGGGCTGCCCGCTGAAAAGGCTGAAATCATCGCCCGCCAGTTTGGCAGCGACTTCGGGCGGGCCTTGGGTAATGCTCCTGTTAAGGCTGCCGTTAGTGGCAAGCTCTCCAAGAATGGAGAGTTGACCTTGAAGGAAGCGGCTAAGGTCAAGGTCATCACGACGAATAGCATTACGCTCGCTCGTCTGATTGTGGCCTTGGATGAAGCCCGCTCGTTTGGTCTGACCCATGAGTCAACCTACGTGCTGTCCCAAACGCTCCGGGAATGGATTGACGGTTTGCGCGCTTAACACAAAGCGCCCCATTAGTTATACGCTAGTGGGGCGCTTTCTCTTTTTCCCTTTTGTTAACTTATGACAACACAAGAATTCCATCGATTGCTCGCTTTCCACAAAGCAAGCCTTAAAGCGCCCCGCAGTAACAAAGTATCTCGCCACAAAGCCAAAGGGCGAGAGGATGGATACGTCCGAGGCCGATACATTTCAATTCGCGGGCACGCGAAGATTTAGAGCGGTTCAATGCTTCCCCATTAAAGCATTGCCTCCCAGAAAAGTTCTTTAGATAGCGTCATGACAGCCTTACTGCGCGTAATGTTCGCGCAACTAGCAGGCTCATGTCATTGGAAAATGATTGTCTGACAATGTATCGTCTGTCGATACTAAATGAAGTTTGGCACACTTGACGTGCAATTAGCAGACTGATTATCGTCTGCAAGATAACAATTCCACACCATGAGGTGGCGACATACAAAGTCCACAAGACATGGGGGGATTAATAGTGTATGTTGGTCATTGTATGGACCGTTTAACTCACTTCAACTTCAACCTCAACAAAAGGAAAATACAATGTCTCAAACTCTAAAAACAGTAGCAGATTGGAAAGCTTTCTTGCAACAGCAACCAGACGAAAAGCTGGTAATGTTTGACATGAATCCAATCACTGGCGGTAGTTTTGAATACGCCAAGCAATCTACTGATGATAATAGTATCGCAGTAGTATTCAACATTACAAAACACGGCGAATAACACATAAGGCCTTAAACGGCCCCTAAAAGGAAAATACAATGAACGCACAACAACCTCAAATTGGTCAAATTGCAAAGCAACAATTCGCGAAGCAATTTGTTGAAAGTCTTACTCTTGACGAACAAGATGCACTGCGCATTCAACACTTGGAGCAAAAAGTGCTTAATGCTCGTCGACAACTAACTGACGCTGAATCGGAGTTGCAAAAAGCTATCACTTCTATTCTGAACGTCAGACATTATGAATTGATCAATTGACACACCACACGGGCCAAACGGCCCCTACAGTGACTAACTACACACATAACAAGTTGTTTAGTGGATACTACGCTATGACAAACAAGTCGTGGCGTAACAATCACAATCACAATCACATTCACACTACTATGAAATTCACATGCGAAATGCTTAATCGGCAAGGAGAATGGAAACCAGTAATCGTTCATCCATCTTACCAAACAGAGGGGATCTCAGTCGGTCCGATTGGATGGATTCGCGATGCTGAAAAGCCAGAAGAAGTTACTGGCACAGCACTTCAAGTTAAAAAAGCCCGGTCAGTAGCAGAAGATTGGTCTACTTCCTATGTTAAACTTGAACAAACTCGTCTGCACGCTATCGACGACGTGTTTGTATGTTCTGACATTTGGGAAGAAGTCTTCTTCGCTGCTTGTCTCTCTAAATACGACTAAGTATCGCATGACTCACTTACAATACGTTAGTGGGTCATAGCGTAGTGTCCATTAGACAACAAAGAAGCCTAAAAAGCGGCATAATTAAATGCAATAGCAAGTAGATGGATTCACTTCAACGCTCTAACGTTAAAGTATCCTGACTAACTTCAGCGCCTTTGCTCCTAGCTGGCATGAGACTTGCTACACAGTGCATTGTGCGTCCGCGATTTAGTGCGAGTGATTGCGCTTAAAGGGTAGGTAAAAGGGTAGTGTAGGTTGATAATCAACCTATACTTGCCGACCAACAACGCTACTACGTTGGACTTATCCTATGCAATTGCGGCCCCATAATGGGGCTAGAAAACAAAAGAAGCGGCTTGCACAATAGCAAACACGTATTGTGCAGCCGTTTCTTCTTTTCAGTGCACCTAGTAGAACATCTATTGTGTGCATTGAAAATGAGGAAACAACTTCTAGTTTATGATTATTTTTCCTTCTTGGTGGGGTGAACGTAGATGCAAAGAATGGTTGAATGAAAATACGCGTTTTAATTACACGTGGTTTCATTATGACTGGATTGACGATTGCTACGTTGCACACTTTTGAGTAACTTTATGTCCTCCTCTGCCAACCGCTACGACCTCACACTGGTTCACCGCATGATTAAGCAACGTGAAGCTCTCTTGGAACAAGAGTTTCACATTGCTTTACATCTTGAATCAATTGGTCGTAAGGATGACGCCAACAAACATTTTGATGCTTGCGTTAAAGAAGAACGTGCATTGAAACAGTTCAAAGAATTCTTTACTTCACCCATTGGTTAAACTTTTAGGCCGTCTCTTGCCTATATTGCATAATGAGACTTAGACGGAGCAGGGCCTTAGGGACCTACCGTTGAACGCCAGCGACAATTTCCGGAAGGCAAAACGTCTGGCCTATTCTTTCAAACCACAACCACACCAACAACAACAAATGAAAATTAAAGAACTCCTATCTACGCCTGATAAGTGGACAAAAGGACTCGCTGCAAGAAACAAGAAGGGCGAGCCGGTGTTTACTTCTGACAAAGATGCCTATTCTTTTTGTCTCTTGGGTGCTTGTGCAAAGTGTTACCCAGATTTATTGAACTGTGTGGAAGTAGAGAAGAAAATTCGAGACATTTTGAGGAATGAAAACGGTTTTCTTAGTATCGTAGACTTCAATGATTCTTCTTCCACAACCTTTGAGGATATTCGTCGTATTCTTGAAATTGCGAACGTTTAATTAACTTTTATGAACACAAACATAATCAGCATCTATCTTCATAACGATGGCACTACTTGGTGGTCTGCCTCAATTCACGTCAACATTAATGAGGTTGAATTGCGTCGCATCATGATGTTCGATGCTAAACCATCACGCGCTGAAGCTTTACAAGTTGCCGCTCAATGGATTGCTAATCATGCTAGCGACTCAAATAGTGGCTTGATTTTCCAATAGTTCAAACCGTTGTTGGAATGACTAAGTAAGGGAGTAACTAAAACCCTTAACTATTGAAGGTGTTTGGCAGAGTTCACACCTAAACTGCCATTAACAATTTAATGAGCGCGTGGCGGAATTGGTAGACGCTAGTTTGTATCTCGGAACTACAAATAGATAGTGAACTAAGTTACAGTTAATGACTGTTCTGATAACTATCATGCAGGTTCAAATCCTGCCGCGCTCAACCTTTTTACCAAATATGAATCCCGAAAAGCAAAGAATCGCAATCGCACAGGCTTGTGGGTGGAAAAGGTGTATTCATGTCACGGATTTTCGGGATGGATGCAACGGTGAGAACCCACGAGGAATTTTCACGGTTCTTCCCGACTACCTCAACGACCTCAACGCAATGCATGAGGCGGAGAAATTGTTGGCGAACGATCAGTGCGCGGCTTACCTCGTGATTCTTGCCCGTTCTTTACCCGAAGCCGGGCTTGATTCTTGGGCATTCCACGCCACCGCCTCCCAACGTGCAGAAGCTTTCTTGAAAACATTAGGACTTTGGACTAACGATTAATCAATTAGCCACTCTGGCGAAATGGCAGACGCAAGAGACTTAAAATCTCTTGACCATTATTGGTCGTGCGGGTTCAAGTCCCGCGAGTGGCACCAGCTTTCACCATCATCACACTAACACCAAACCTACACCCCACAATGAACCACCGCATCTACCTAATCATCGAACAAGATACTAATGCAATCGACGACCTTCTTCATATGCTCAAAAGCGATGAAGATTGGCGCCACTTAGTCCACGAATACAAGCACAGTATCACTTCGCCCTTCGACTTAGACACAGATTTCCCCCTCAAATCGTGGAAAGAGTTCAACATTGAACACCCTTCTGCCAAACTAATCGAACACTCACCCTACTACATCGCCCTCATCGATGATGGTAACACTCTAGTGTTTGGTGAACTAGTCAAATGAAAATGAACAAAGCAAAACAATTACGTGTAGATATATACACTAACTATTTGCTTCCCTCTAAAGGCAACCCCTACCTAGCATGGGCTAAACTTTATACGTTAGGTTTAACGTTAAAGAATACCCTCTCCGAACAACGTAAGCATAAGAAGTTGGCACGCTAATTGCTATACGTGCCCTGCCTTCTGGCAACAACTGATCTTTCTATTAGCTAACAAGACCTGCTAATAGAATTCCGTAACCAACAAACAAAAACAAAACACAGTATAATACTATGAGTAACAATGTCACCATCCCCATTCGGACTATTGAGAAGAATGGCATTAGCATGTCCCCTGTTGAAGTTGAAGTTAAGCGTGGAGCTTCAGCGGGAGTGAAGTATGTTGCAGTTCAGATTCCCTTCGCTCTCCAAGCTGACGGTAAGACTGTAGATGAAGAGAAGTCTCTTGAGAACGCTGTTAAATTCTTCCGTTTCCGTGGAATTAAGGCTATCATTAAGGCTCTCAATTCCATGGAGCGTATGGATGCACTTCAAGCGCTTGAGTTTGCAGGTGAATTCGAGGAATCTACTGGAGTTGATCCTGAGACTGGGAAGCCAGTGGAAGTTCGTGTTCCTGTCAACATTGATGTTGACAAGTTCTACACTGCCTATAGCAGCGACACCATGCGTGGTGGAGTTACTAAGAGCAAGTTGACGGAGGAACTTGCCGAGGTTGTGGCCGAGTTGCAGACTACCATTCTCAAGATGGTTCAGTCTACTGGCGAAGAGAAGCAGCGGCTTGAAGTTCGTTGTGCTGAACTTGCGAACGAGTCTCAGAACTTGCAAGTTGCCATCGACGCTCGTTCTCGCGAGCCTCGTAAGAAGGCGGCTTAATAAGTCAGAGTTTAGACTAGGAAAGAGTTACTTATCTTCGAGCTATCCTGCCTGCTCAACAACCTCAATCCAAACTAGTTTAGATTCCTTGCCTAGAACAAATCTGAACTAAGGAACAAAGTAACTCTTTCTGAGCTTGAACTAGGCGCCCGCAGCTAGTGTCTAAAACTGCGGGCAATTTACTAGGCCCTATAGTAGAGACCCATCTTGTTGGTGTCCTCGCTATAGGGCCTATTAAGTTTCAAGACATTAAAGTTAATATCTCTTATGTCAGCAGACAAAGAACCAACCATTACTCTCCCCCTTCGCACATTCCTCACCATACTATGGGGATTCAAATACCAAGGTGAACTACGTGACTATCGTGAGCGTGCATACCCCGGCGAAGAAGTAATCAACGCACTAGAACAACAGATACCTCCTGAAATCGCGGCCCGCTTTTTCAAGATAGTGCGTCCGCAACCTTCAGTAGATGCGGTAGTGTGGCATGTAGATGAATGGAAGCGTAGTGGGCAACGAGAAGTGGAATTCAAGGAGGCTCAAGATACATTCAACAAACGTGCCGATGCACTCACTGCTTGGCTACTCAAGAAGGTGCCTATCTTAGCCGCTAATGGCAAAGACTTCGTCCGCAACTTAGCCTTTGTTGTGGTCAAGGATGGGAACTACACATCCTTGCAGTGCTTTGGTTTAACAAGTGAGCAGATTGAACTCATTAAACGCGGTGACATTAACTAACCTAACGTCATGAAACACACCACCACCTACAAAGAACGACAGATTAAACGATTGATTAGCTGGCGAGTTGAGCATCAGATGAAGCCTCAACTCAAGCGAGCTATCATGCACGAGCGTAAGATGAAACGCTCTCCTGAATATCGCAAGGCATATGAAGAACACCTGAAGAAACAGGCTGAGCAAGCTAAGACTATTGAGGTCTAACCGTATAGCTTTATGCCCCGCCCTCCGGACCCAAAGAAAGTAGCAGCTCGTAATCGTAAGCAACGATTGCAGATGCTAACTGAGACACTGAATAAGTGTCGCCTCGACATCAGCATGCATCATCTTAAAATATATGATGATGTGTTCACTCGGTTAGGCTTCGGCGGACAATTAGCTGAGACAGTAAGTGCCGGCAAATTACCCGCTGAAGTTGTAGCAAAAGCACAACAACCCATCGACGTTCGTTCATTCAATAAGGATATTCACGATTCACTCATCGCTTACATTACCAAACAATTCCAATATGAAATCAAGCAAGAAGAAGCAGGCCAAGTTGTATCAACCGGAACTTCCACTGAAGAACCAGCCGAAGAAGTTGACAAACAGGGAGCGATTGATGTTGATGCAAAGGTTACAGACATTGGACAAGAAGATGTATCAACACGCCCAGCGCTACATCCAGCAACATCGGATGATGCAGAACGAAAGGGACACAATCCTCACCCTATTGACGGACGAGACTGGTGGGTAGATGATATCCCACAACGTAAGTGCACGTTGTTTCGCCATCAGATTAAAGCTGCTAAAGATTTACTTTATCAGCTGCATGTGCAAGACCATAGGGCTGCATTGATGAGGGCCGGCGTTGGAACTGGTAAGACGTTCATGTATTTTGAATATCTGCTCCAGCTATGGCGCTTGAATTGGTTCAAGACTCGCCCTCAATCATTCACTCCTTGGCCAGCTATCATTGTCACTCGCCCGTCGATTATGGAACAGACTAGGCGAGTGGGCGCGGACTTGTTTGGACTAGACCCAGTCAAACAATTCCAAGTCTTCAGTTATGATGGTCTGCGCTCATCAGCTGGCAGTAACATGATTGAGACATACACTATAGTTGAGGATGGTATACCGCGCAAGCGTTGGAAGTGGCGTCCATATATGCATCCACTAGTGTTCATTCTCGATGAATGTCAAGCTGCTAAGAATGAAGATAGTCAACAGTCACAAGTAACTCAAGCAATCGCTGGCATTAAACATCCAGATGTTAAAGTAATTTGTTCGTCAGCCACTCCATTCACCCGTGTAAGTGAGAGCAAATACTTTGTTCTCAATGCACATATCAAATACCACATTGTATGAACATCACCGCATCTCTCGAAACTAATACACTACCGCCGCCAGTTGAAAAAGAACCATCGTATCCATGCTTACTACAATATAAAAGGTCTGCACATAATGGTCCGTCATTCATCGTATTCTTTTATAAACCTTGTTGTGGTATGGTAGTTTGGAGTGATCATCCTGATCGTAAGGTTGGCGATTACTGTGAAATTTGGGCAGATTTTGCGCCGGATGTATGGGGAATTGTGCCCTCGACAACAACTATTGTGTTACAGCAGACGCCTTAAGTTTATGAAACCAGATGATGTTTATGGCTATATGTTTGTCGGCACTTTATGTTTAGGTGCTCTTATTTGGTGGTTCTTTGTTTGTTACGAGGCTTCAAAAGAAGAGTGATAACTTATGATTGTCGACCAACAATCCTGGCCAGCGTGGGCACGTAATGTTGCGTCACCTGCTGCGCCAGAAGAATATGTAGAAGCAGCAGTCGACCGATTAATGGATAAATTAAATCCATACATAGTTGACGTAAAGAATGTGCGTCCCCAATTTGATGCCCGCAATGGCATCATGATGATTGAGTTCGAGACAAGAGAGCAACGCGAATACTACCAGAAAGCATTCGACCGATACCTAGAAGCAGTAGGTAAACTAGAGGCGAGTGATGGACCCAACACACAGTTCCTTATTCTAGTAGAGTGGCTTAAGTTCCGACAAGCTGCTGAGTTCTGTCGTTGCACAACAGTAGCACGTTTGATGCATGAGAAAGTGACGCAAGGGTTTGCAGCAGTAGCAGCTATGTGCTTCAAGCCTAGCATGGCTAAGACTGCTTACATCCTCAACAGTGAATACCATGTGCCCCGCCCTCAAATCAGTCTCATTTGGGGAGGTAGTGCATCATTCACTCAACAAGAAGGTAAGCGTATCAGTAGCGACGAGATTGTAGCTACCCTCACTAAGGCTGCACGAGGAGAGGAAGTAGACAGCAAGCTATTGAAGAAGATTAAGCAACAGCTTATTTATGATAGTGAAGGGCTGGGCGATTTGCCTAATGACTTAGACTTGGGACCACAAGACTACAAAAAACGACAATATGAGATTGATCGCTTCCAACGAGGCGATAGTCTATACTGTTTGTTCAACTTCAAGTCAGGTGGTGTTGGTCTATCGCTGCATCATTGCGATGACCTAACTAAGCAGAAGGTCAGACGTAAGAAAGAGAGTGGCTACGCACACGAGGAAGATATTCCTAGTATCCCAACGCGCCCCCGCCGTGTGCTTTTAACCCCTACCTTCTCAGCTATTGAATTGGTTCAAGGTTTAGGGCGGGCCGCTCGCATTACCTCTCTATCAGATACAGAACAAATTATGTTGTTCTATAGAGGGACTATCGAAGAACGAGTAGCTGCTGCTGTAAGTCAGAAGCTCAAGTGCTTGAAGAAAGTTGTGCGCCAGCGTGAGACGTGGGAGGACATCATTACTAGTAGAGCTAAGGCTTACCAGCAGATTGCAGATGCCCCGCCTCCAGTGCCAGACGAAGAACTAATGAATGGGTCTGACTTGTTTGACTTGGATGAGTCAGGTGAGGAAGATGATAGCGAAGATAACAACGAAGATTAAAAACTTATGTTAATCAGTCAAGTAATTAAAAAGCTAGCAGAGATTGGTAAAGAGCATGGAGATATTCATGTTGCAGTTTTTGATGGGTTAGACCCAAGTGAACCAAAGCTAATCGAACGCTTTGATTGTGACGAATATGTATTTGGAGGTTATAATCCAGAGACAGATAAATACAATAGTAAATTCTGTGTGCTATTAAATTAAAACTATTATGAACACCAACACCATACCACTAAAAGAGATTCCATCTATCGCTGAACAACAACAAGCCTTCATCGATTGGAGAGAAGGAAAGATTATTGAGTTCTGGTCTCAAGCAAGTAGTAGATGGATTGAAGCAGGACCTGGTGTCATGCTATCTAAAGATACAATCGTTCGTCCTCTACAACCTAAGCCTAAAGAACGAGAGCTTATTCCTATTGATTGGATTAGACCAGGCTGCGTTATTCGCAAGGGTGCTGCGCCTATGGTAGAGTATCTCATTACCGAAGTTCATCGAGAACGTAACACAATCATGATTGGACAAGCTACTTACAGTAGTCTTGAAACACTAGCCAAAGAAGGTTGGGAATATACTCCTGACCCTACTATGCTAGAGTGGTCATCCTTCTACAAAGACTAACACTACTATGACACCACCCAAAGGACCAGATGATTTGCTCCTGCAATTCTGGAAAGCAGGGCAACGTGAACAAGCGCGCATCTTGGAGATGAACACTCGTGCCGGTGTCCCCGGTATCAAGATGTTCTCAACTTATACAGAAGAATGGTTAGATAAATACATCGGCCACTCATCCTACGTCCAACAGTTGAAAGTAACTGTCCGCAAATTACAGGCTGAGGATGATAGCGTGCTAATCATAGGTGATAGTGGCACTGGCAAAGAGCTAATCGCCCGCGCCTTACATGGTAGCCGTAGTGGTAAATTCATTGGAGTGAATTGCACCGCGCTGCCGAGTGAGATGATTGAGTCAGAGTTGTTTGGGCATAAGAAAGGTAGCTTCACAGGGGCTACTGATGATAGGCCCGGCAAGATTCAAGCTGCATGGGGCGGCACTTTATTCCTAGATGAGATTGGAGATATGCCCCCTGATATGCAAGCTAAGCTCTTACGCGTGCTACAGGAGCGTGAGTATTCGCCGGTAGGTGAGGACAATAAGGTGATGAAGGTTAACTGTCGCATCGTTGCTGCAACTAATAAGCGCATCGACGAACTGTTACTGCATACCTTCCGCACTGATTTGTATTGGCGCTTAAGCACGTTCATCATCAAGACTATTCCACTGCACGAAAGAACAGAAGACATTGCAGACATCGTTGATAGTCTTGGAGGTAGCACATTGTATGATAAGTTTGCTAAGTATCATGCTGAACCTACTGCCAATGACTACATAGAGTTCTTCGACTTGCGTGGTAACATACGTTCATTGCAGGCGCAAGTGCGTAGATGGTTAGTGTTAGGCGTTAGCGATAAAGATTGCTAATCACTAACAACTAATATAAAATGGTTGGCACGCTTCTTGCTTACACTTCGTCCGTCAGCTAACAACTAATATACTAACACACAATGGCAACTACTCCAACTCCAGCTTCAACTACCCAGAACAAGGTCGTCCTTGATTGGGATGCAGCTGCTAAACATCTTGACAGCATCGAGGCTAAAGTGATTGCAGATTACGCTGGCAAAGATGGCGTTAACCCCTACTTGTGGATTCAAGAAAAGGTTAAGCCTTTGCGCACTCAGCTTGCTGTTAACAAAACCGAAGAACTCTACGGACAAATCATGACGCTGCGAGTGAGTGAACCCAAGGTTGACTTGCTCGCTCCTATCGCACGGTAATTTTCTAGCGCACCTAGCTTGTAGTAACTCTCGTTCTTTCTTGTCGTTTCCCGTTTGGTTAAACTGTCAGTTCAGGTCGAGCTAAACTAACGTAACCAACAATAACAAACTCGTTGCTTGTTCGCAAGAAACGTAAGTCCACTCGGCAAAATGCAATACAGTTATGAAGGGCGGGGCGCTAGAATTCTTTAGCTTCTTTCCATCCTATAGAGTATTAGTGTGAGTCCGCAATAACCATTCAAGTGCGCGCATCGCCTCTTGAACATAGGTCAGTTGCGTGAGCTACTAGTATCTAACAAACGTCAGTTAGTGGGATGAGTTTGCTTCTGTCATCTTCAGCAGAAGCTAAACTACATGATACACGGCGTGACTTTTCTGGTAGGGTTTCAGAGTAAACTACTACCCCTTACTTTACCATATCACACCAACCTATGCCTCTATATCTTCGACACGATAGAAGTCCACTATCGAAATACTCTTACTACAAGAAACGCTTTGCTCATGAAGTTCGTCGATTGATTGAACCTTTAGTTGGATTAACAGAAGATGAATTGAGGAAGAAGCAGGTAGCTGTTGACTGCTATAAGTTTAAGCTACAATCAAAGACAGTATATGCCCGCCTAAACTGGGGATGGAAGTATCTAATAGATAACTTCGACCCAGAAGGAATATACAAAACCTTGCGCGCTCAGTGCGTTATCCAAGTTCGAGGGAGTAAAGTCTACATTCGCGGGCGCGAGGAGAACGAGCCTATCTCTGGTGTAATTGAAGATTATCTCGTAGATGAAGATGGTCGTCTATCAGAGTCATGGCAGCAAGACCTAATTGATTTCGTTGAGCAAGCTCCAGAAGGTGAATCACTCTACGTTAACAAACCTATCAATGCAGAGAAGCTGTTGTGGTTGCGCGATTATCTGACTCCATTCGTGGGCACATCAATCGCTATCATCCACATGAATCCAAACGGATTCCACATCACCAAGAATCGCACACTTGCTGCTTCGCAGAAGGATCTTATCTCATGACCCTCGACAAACTACTCACCATATCAGCAGATGATTGGGATAAGTTAAGTGACGATGAACTCACCAAGATTTTGCAGCCATACTTTAACGTTACACGTCCCGACCTACAGAAAGTAGCTGATAAGTTGGCTCAAAAGAAAACCACCACACGAGTTAAGAAACCTAAACTAGATGAGATGCTAGCATTAGCTAGGTCTCTAGGAGTTAAAGTATGATTGTTCGCATCGACGCTTCCTCACTTAAAGAATCAAATTGTTTACGCCGTCTTTATTGGCGAGTAGTTGAAGGCTATCGCGCTAAAGGTGGCGTAGGTATTGAGTTACACTATGGCACATGCTTCCACAAATTCGCTGAACTAATTGCCCGCGGTATAGCCCCAGTGGATGCAATGCGCGAGACGCAAGAGGATTTCTGTGCCGTAAATACAATAGATAAATACGGCAAAGATTACCTCAACGTCGCCCATCTTACGCGCACATGCTTAGCCTACCTCAAACAACTGGAGCAAACGAGTGATTGGTTTAATGCTCCATCAGTAATCAATACTCCTGATGGCCAGCCGATGGTTGAGTGTAAGTTCTCTATCCCATTGGTGAAGCATGGTGATATAGAGTTTCTACTGCAAGGCACTATTGACCGCATTACACGGATGCCTAATGGCTGCATCATCCTCGAAGACTTCAAGACTACTGCATCAAAAGATCCAGCTGCTTACTTCAAAGGGTTTAAGATGGGGCCGCAACTTCAAGTGTATTCTTTAGTGTTGCGTATGCTAGCTGAAGCAGCGCCCGATGGTCCTTATGGTAAACTGTTGCGTGATAATCCACAAATTGGATGTCGCATCAAGGGGATATTCTACGATCCTAAGAAGGAGACAGTGTGCCAAGCTAGCGATATGTTCTTCTACAGTGAGGATGAGCTTAGTAGGTTTCATAATTGGTTACTAAGTAAATGTCAGTTAATAGCTGACTATCAACGTTATGATTGGATACCTTCTCCCGAAGGCTCATATAACGATACTTGTCGTAGCTCATTCGGTAGCTACTGTAGCTTCTTCGACATCTGTCACAATGAATCGAAGCTAGGTAAAGGAGGCGTAGAAGCTATGCTAACGTCTCACTTCGAGAAGAAAGAATACCGTCCTCTTGAATTTGGGGGCGGACATAATAAGCAGAAAGATTTAACTAGTGCGTAACTATGCCGTATCCTAACCCATTCATTATAGGTATCACAGGATTTAAGCGTTCAGGTAAAGACACTGTCGCTTCACTTATTCACTCTCAACTACCTAAGCATCAATTTCCTGTCGTTATCCGTAGGGGATTTGCTGACGCATTGAAGCAGGATGTAGCTGAAATTCTGGGCGCTGACCTCAAACATCTAGAGGCTAACAAGAAGCATCCACTTATTCGTCATCTATTCCAATGGTATGGCACTGACTTCTGTCGAAAGAATAGCGGCGATGATATTTGGATTCAGCACATGCATGCTTTCATCGCTGACTTAGACATCAAGACGAAACGCTACTGTCTCATCATCCCCGACGTGCGCTTCGTTAATGAAGCTACGTGGGTGCAAGATAACGATGGCGTAGTCCTGCGCGTTGAACGTAAGGGTCAAACAAGCGATGACCCACATCCTAGCGAACAAGAACTGATGCACATCAAACATGATTTTCGCATAGATAATAATGGAGAGAGCATGCCCCGCTTATTGTGGGAAGTGCGTTGTGTGCTCTCCTTTATCTATGAGAAATACGGTCACTTCAAAGCAACATCGACAAGCGGAACCAAATAGTATGTATACACCACCACACTCCATCACTGATGTTAGCTCCTATGCTAACGTAATCGTCGGTATCCAAGGGCCACCCGGTAGTGGCAAGACTACTAGCGCACTATCATTTCCTAATCCAGTGATTGCGCTATTCGAGCGTCCCGATTTTCGAGGCGTTCTACAAGACTTACCACACTTGAAGGGTGTTCAGCCTATTGTGTTACCTTTCTACGATGCAGACTTTGTGCTTAATAAACTTAAGCAACCTAAGTCCGGCGAACACTTCGATGCAGCTAATGCGTTCGTTAAGTGGGTTCAAACTGAAGCCATTAAGCTCACTCAACAGCAGACGTTAGTGATTGACAATTGGACTCGCTTGCAAGAGCAGTTCGATAAAGTTAATTGGTCTGCTCCATTGTATCCCACTTACTCTCGTAAGGGTGAGATTGATGACTTCGCTCCGTGGGCTAGGAAGATTGACTTTGCTGAACAGGTTAGCAATACCCTACTTCAATGCAAGTGCAACGTCGTGGTAATCTTCCATGAAGTTCAAGAACGGGAGCAAGGGACGGGGCGCTTACTTGATAAGATTCAACCACTCATGCAAGGTAAATTCGTAGCGAAGCTCAAAAGCTACTACCCTAACTTCTTCCGTCAGCGCTGTGTCATCACGCAAGTGAAAGATAAGGATGGCAAGTTGGTAGATGAGAAGCGCGAATATGTTTGGCAGACTAAGGGTTCACTGGACTTCGATGCTAAATGTTCGTGGCCTAACTTACCTACTCAAGTGCCCGCCCTTTACTCTTCACTTATTAAACCTAGCTAATAACTATATGAGCAAGTGGAAGTCATACCCATCTCCTCAATCAAAAATGCTAGAAGAATTAACAAAAGGCCTTGGAACTGCTATTGGTGGCGCGCCTACTGGAGCACCTCAATCAGTGCCAGATAATATTACGTCTAAACTTAACGGAGTGCAAATACAGTTGAATGATTTGTATTCAGCGCTACAGAAACTAGAGGACGTACTTAAGCCATGCTTAATTAGTGTTTCACAATCGCCTGAACCATCAGCAATCGCACAAGAATATCCCCCCGAATTTTGTGCTCTTGAACGTGAGCTATGTGCAACTTACCAAAAGACTCAATATCTTATTGATTACGTTCAATCATTGCACAATCGCGTTCGTATCTAAGTCTAGCTAACAATTTCTCCTTTAGGCAATGAGCTTATAGGAGACCACAAAAAATGAAAAATAAAAAACAAATCGAACTGTGTCGGTTCAGTATTGCTGGTGTTCAGTATAATGATTATCAGTGTTGCAAAAATTTACGTGCTGGCGCTAAGCTTGCGCTTATCTGGGAACGTAATAATAAGTATGACTCTAATGCCATTCGAATTAGCTGTGATGGCATCAAGCTAGGCTATGTTCCTAAAGGTGAGTTCCAAGATATGCTGCATGAATATCGTATGAGTGGCATCAAAGTGCATGCAACTCTTGCTGCTTACAATAAAAATAATCCTACGTGGCATATGCTTACTGTTAAATGTGATGTCGCGAGAATTTTAGACGATGCTAATGAGGCACCGTTCTAAGTAACAAAAACAAAACAAACAAACAAAACAAAACAAAAACATATGGCAATCCGTAACGCTACCAACATTACCAAGCCCACTGTTACTGGTCAGACTCCTCCGGGATTCAAGGGTGTTCTCACCTTCCGAATCAAGACTGCGAAGTTTGGTCCGTCCTCTAGTGGACTTCCGATGATTACGCTTGACACTGAAATCGTGCAGCCGACTAGTGTTAAGTCTGACATCGACGGCAAGGATTATGACCTCACTGGTCTCAAAGTTCCTTGGTGGCTGATGCTCAATGACAAGACGAAGGATGGTAAGGATAGCGAGAACCTCGATTACTTCGTCAACACTCTGCTTCCTCTCTTGGGACTTCCTGCTGAGATTGATGATGAGTGTCCGTTGTTCGATGAGACTAAGAATCCCAATGGCCTCAAGTTAGAGGGGATTTGCTTCGATGCTCTTGTCTCTACTCAAGAGCGCATTGAACAGCGTCGTCTGCCCAACGGGCAATACGTCCCCGTTATCAATCCTGCTACTGGTAAGGAGTTGTCTCGTGGATGGGAGTGGCAGAAGCAGACGAAGGACATTCTTCGGAAAATTGACTTGTCTGCCTAAGATGTAGTCGCAGTAGAATAATCCGCTGGCCCCGACGGCAACAGAAAAATATCGGGGCACTTTTAATGTTATGCCACGCGTTCATGAATGGTCCGAATGGATGGATGACGATGATGCTGAAGAACATCGTCAACGTAAGCGTAATCAACGTTTCCGTCGTCAAGCATTTCATCGTCACCCATCATGTGATGACCCTGATCATCCAGGATGCTACAAGTGTAGCGAAAAAGTAAAGAAAGAGGAAGAGGAACTTTAACGATAACTGATTATGGCTACACTAATTAACAAACCACCTCTTGGTATTAAGCCTAAACGTATCTGGCAGATGGAGCGCGTATACGATTTGGTTGATTGTATTCAACGACGCTTATCTAATACAGATATTCCTTGGCCAGATGAGCATATGGTTCAATATGTTACTGAACTTCAAGACTTGATAATGGAACTACACCACAATAAAAAGCCGTCGAAGTAACTCATGCTCTACCACCCACCAACACAGCCTTATTGTGGATTGACTATCATTCTTAGTAACCCTTCACGCTTCGACAAGGATGCATTACTCTCTGGTGCAGCAGGAATCAGATTCAACGATGATTGTCTCGCTCCTCACAGTGTTACCAGATGGCACTGTGAGATACGACTTAGAGAAGATAGACGAGCCTTGCTTCCCGGGACGAAAATGTTATTGCTTCTCGGTGATGAAGCATTCGCTGAATGGGCCAATCCAGCATACGCAAAAGATTATAGTCTTAACGAACAAAGAGGATATCCACTTACAACGCCGTATGAAGGCGTTCAAGCGATTTGTAGCTACCTTCCGCAAGAAGCACTTGACTTAAAAGATTATGAAAGCAAACTCAACCCTCTACTCTCTGCTGATACTCAACAAACTGCGGGCGCTGAAGATGATGAGGGGGAAGGCGATGAAGAAGTCAAGAGACATGGAAGGACAAGCCATAGTAATTACTTCTTCTGGCTCTCACGAGATACAGGTAAAGCATTGCACGCCTGTCGACACGCAATGCAACCGTCGAAATACGAAGTAACCTTAGCACCATCATCCAATGAAATCATTAGCGTATTATCTGAGACCCACTCAACATCCCTTTATCTTGACATTGAAACTGATGTTGATGATCGTAATCTGTTGTGCATTGGGCTTTCTTTTGGGGATATTGGTAGCGGAAATAGAGTATATGTTGTTCCCTTCTTACGCTGGAATTATGCAGTAGCATACAATGACTATGCAAAAATCCTCCGCGCTTTTTCTGTGGCTTTACGGCGTAACACCATTATATGCCATAATGCTATGTTTGATTTGGGAGTGCTTGCCCATAAATATAGTTTACCTTTTAATGATAGCATATATGATACGATGCTCGCTCAACATCGTTGCTTTCCTGAAGCAGAGAAATCGTTAGGTCACAGTCTATCTGCGTGGCCCGACATATGGGAACCATTCCATAAAGATGAAGGCGTATTCCCTCCACGCAATCCAGACCAAGAGAAACAATTGTGGAACTATAATGCAAAAGATGTCTGGGCAATGAAGCTAATCAAGCACGCTCAATTAACGCATGCGTCCAAAGACGCCGGCCTCTTAGCCTCTATCGGTCAAGCTAATCGTATGATTAGACCCTACATCATAAGCATGCTTCAAGGTATGCGCTTCCGCAATGACATTAGGGAGCAAACTCTACGCGAGAATGATCGCTTAATGACCCATTACTTGCGTGCATTGCGGACGCTTGTTGGTCGTGAACTCCTTCCAACATCGCCGCAACAGTGCGCTAAGTATCTGTTTGAAGAACTCGATTACCCTGTGCAATACAAGACTGATAAAGGGAATCCAAGCACAGGTGATAAAGCGATTCAAAAGTTAAAGTTAAAGTTTCCTAACAATGCAGTGCTAGACTTCTTGCTTGCTTATCGTGAGCGAGCGAAGGAGTCTGGTCAATTGAAATTCAAACCTTGGATTGAGCCTAAACAACCTATTGTCGTATGAAACAAATAGATTTCTCATTCTTCTCGTCACCTGACGACGACAAACGTAATACGTTTTCTCCCGAAATGATAGCAGCTATTGAGCGTAGGAAAGATAGTTTACTACGTGTATCCCTCATTGAACTAGAAGGCTCGCTGCCCATTGGAGAAACCTACATTCAACACGCTAGATTAGAACGTAAACCTGAAACTGGAGAGGAGCTAATCATGTGGAAAGGTAAGCCTCTCTTGTGGTTTGGGCCAGTCACTAAAGAGAAAATCGACGGCGCTGACGCTTTTAACTTTGATTTCAAATTCTTATACAATGTATAGAAACACCTGTGGCTGGGCGCCCGGACTTACGAAGTCGTTCCGTAATGGCTCTCGTAAGTTATGGGGTGAATACGGCACAAACTTGCAGAACCAGCCTGACGACTTACGTCGTATCTACATACCTGATGAAGGTAAGGTGTTGGTGCAAGTTGACCAGTCTGGTGCTGAAGCGTTGATTGTAGCACACGAAGCTCCGGCTGGTATCTATCGCCAACTATTCTATCATGGAGTAAAGGTTCACTCTTGGCTAGCGCTTCATCTATTCCGCGAGTATTGGATGAAGAACACTCCATTCGACATCATCCATCTATGCGCTCTCAGTATCCCCGATTTAGCCAACCATCCTGAATGGAAGAAGCTCGCTAAGATAATCAAAGAGTCTGATAGTTGGGACGCTAAGCGACGCTTCTACTTTATTGCAAAGATGGTTGTTCATGCTAGCAGCTACGGAATGAAGGGGCCGACGTTTCAGCTCAATGTATTACAGAAATCTCAAGGGAGTGTTGTTCTAACGCGTAAGCAAGCTGATGAATTTTTGCAGATGTTCCATGACTTATTCCCTGAGATTCGTTTATGGCACAACATTATCAAGGAACAGTTGTTAGCAAATCGCACGCTGCGCAATTTGTTTGGATTCCCTCGTTTCTTTAGCGGATACTTAGACGACAAACTATGGAAAGAAGCCTATGCATTTATTCCTCAATCTACTGTTGGGTGCATTTCTAATATTGCTCTGTGTAACTTGCAGTCATATATCGAAAGTGCCGGGCTTGATTGGGATATCCTTAATAATTGCCACGACTCTTATCTGGCTCAAGTTCCTGTTGCAGAAGTAGTTGAAGCTGTTCGCATTATGCTCTCGTTTATGGAGCAAGACTTGGTGTCTACGTCTGGCGTTAAGTTCCGTATGAAAGCTGAGGCGAGCACTGGAATGAACTGGGGTAAATATCATAAGGAGAATAATCCAGAAGGTATGGATGAATACAAATTACCATTGGCTGCCTAATGACAACTAACCTAGAACGCTGGAGATTCTATATGAAAGATATCACATCGCCTGATATCTTTATTGATATGGGATTCTATTACATGATAGCAGCAGCTTTGCAGAGGCGAGTGTATCTAGGCTCAGATGAGCGTCCTCTTTTTCCAAACTTATACGTAATCTTAGTAGCTGACCCAGGTATTGGTAAAGGCTTAGTCATCATTCCAGTCTCACAGTTCTTAAAGCATCATAAGATGAAACGCCTTAAGTTGCCCGGCGTTAAGACTGCAACCCCTGACGAATCGCTTAATGATGAGATGATGCAAGCTCTAATGGAGGAATACGCGCAAGTTAATAATCTAAATCTTCCCGGCGTTGGCAGCAACAATAACAAGGGCGGTGTCAATACAGGCGATAGCGTTACGAAGAAGAAGCTAGTAGATGAGCCACTAGTTATTCCAATGTCAGCAGATGCTATTACTTACGAAGGCTTAGTCCGCAATAATGCCCGCGCCATCAGAAGTATCGTTCCATCTGGCGCTGCTGCAACCTCTGGCTTAACTAAGAATGGAGTGTATACGCACAGTTCAATATGCTTCTGTCTGGAGGAAATCAGTTCACTATTCCGCCAGCATACTCACGACGTAGTAAACTACCTCATCCGCACTTACGACTGTGGTGACTATCGCTACGAGACAAAGACACAGGGTATTGAACAAGTTAAGAATACCTGTGTGAACTTATTTGGGGGCACTCAACCATCCTTCATGAAAGCCTCATTTAGCGACCGATTGTTGAATGAAGGTTTCGCTAGTCGCACATTATTCGTTTACGCTGACAGTAATCGCTTCGAACGATTTGATATTGCAACGATGTCACCTGAGCAACTTGTTGCGAAAGAGCAACTGCTTAACCACATCAAAGCCCTAACTGATTTGTTTGGTAGAGCGACGTATACTCCAGAAGCTCGTGAGTATATGCGTAACTACGTTGAGACTGTATTACCACAAGAGCGAAAAGATGCCCCGCCCAAACTTCTACATTACTTCGCCCGTAAGCGAGTGCACACTGAGAAGCTCTGCATGGCCATACACTTTGCAGATAACTTAACGTTTGAGATAGGGATAGAGACGTGTTTGCGGGCATGTCAGATATTAGAAGAACTAGAGAAGAAGATGGAACACGCACTAGATGTTGGCGGTCGCAATCCTCTCGGTGGCCTCAACACTAAGGTGTTCAATTTCATCA